ATCTTCGGCCTCAAGAACCGCCAGCCTGACGCGTGGAAGGACAAGACCGAAGTGGACGCCACCGTGAAGGCGCAGGTCGAGGTTGTCGAATGGGTGATTGTTGATCCTGAGACCGAGGGCGCCTAGGGCGTTCGTCCCGCTTCTCAAGCCCGCTCGATACAAGGGCGCGTGGGGCGGTCGAGGATCGGGCAAGTCACACTTCTTCGCGGAGCTTCTGATTGCCCGCTCGGTCAGCGCCAAGTTTGACGCGGTGTGCGTTCGTGAGGTCCAGAAGTCGATACGGCAATCGGTCAAGAAGCTGATCGACGCCAAGATTGAGAGCCTCGGCGTCTCGGATCAGTTCGAGATACTGGACAACGAAATCCGATCCGCGAAGGGCGGCCTGATCGTCTTTCAGGGGATGCAGGACCACACGGCGGATTCGATCAAGTCGCTGGAGGACTTCGACGTTGCATGGGTGGAAGAGGCGCAGTCCCTTTCGACCTATAGCCTCACGCTCCTTCGCCCGACGCTTCGCAAGCCCGGCTCGGAACTTTGGTTTAGCTGGAACCCCAGGCGCAAGACCGACGCGGTGGACGTTCTATTGCGCGGCCCATCACCTCCGACCGGCTCGACGGTGATCCGCGCCAACTGGTCAGAGAACCCATGGTTCCCGGATGAACTGAAGCAAGAGCGGCGAGACGACCAGCGCGACCGCCCCGACCAATACGACCACATCTGGGAGGGTGACTACGCCAAGGTGACCGAAGGCGCTTACTACTCGGCAAGCCTGACCGAAGCGCGGAAGGAAAACCGCATCGGCTTCGTGGCTCGCGATCCGAACATGGCGATACGGACCTTCTGGGACCTTGGCCGGCGCGACCATACGGCGATCTGGGTGGCGCAATGGGTGGGCCAGAAGATCGCCCTGCTGGACTACATCGAAGGCTCGGGCCAGCCGCCTAGCTACTACTTCGAGGAACTGCGTCAGCGCGGCTATCGCGGCTGCATGGTCTACCTGCCGCACGACGGTTCGCGGGTTGGCCCTGAGAACCACAACGGCAAGAGCTACGAGGACCAGGCGCGGGAGGCGGGCTTCGACGTTGAGGTGATCCGCAACCAGGGACCATCGGCGGCCATGCTTCGGATTGATGCCGGTCGGCGGTTGTTCCCCCGCATGTGGTTCAACGAGGCGACGACGGCGGACGGGCTCGAGGTGTTGGGCGCGTACCACGAACGCCGCGACGACAAGCGCGAGATTGGCCTCGGGCCTGAGCACGACTGGGCTTCACACGGCGCGGACGCCTTTGGGCTTCTGGCGGTTGCGTATGAAGAACCGCAGACGAAACGCACGGAAGCGTTCCAACCCTTGAACACGAGCGGCGGAGGCTGGCTAGGACTATGACCGACGCCGACATCATCGCCGAATCCCAGGCCCGTTGGACGGAAGCCGAGGAGGCCGACCGCGAGAACCGCCTTAGGGCCATCGCAGACGCGCGCTTCGAGGCTGACACCGGCGATGGGGCTTGGCTTGGCACGGATGACGGTGTGTGGCCCCGGGGCGTCAAGCGTCAGCGGGAGCGAGAAGGCCGCATCTGTCTGACGATCAACAAGTCGCGCACGATCACGCGACAGGTGGCGAACGAACTTCGCCTTCAGCCGCCCGCCATCAGCGTCAGCCCGGCGGAAGATGGCGACGTGCAGGTCGCGGCGGTCATCGAAGGGCTTGTGCGGTCCATTGAGCAGTCGAGCAGGGCCAAGCGCATTTACGCCAAGGCCGGCGAGGACGCGGCGCGCGGCAATATGGGGTTCTGGCGGGTCACGACGGACTATGTGTCGGATGACAGCTTCGACCAGGAGATCAGGATCAAGCCGATCCTGAACCCGCTCTCGGTTGTCTATGACCCGGCCTCGCAGGACAGCACGCGCCGGGATGCGCGGTACTGCTTCGTCTATGAGGATATGCCCCGCTCGGAGTTCGAGGCGCGCTTCAAGGGCAAGGCGGACATCGGCTTTTACAGCGATGGCGCCGACACGTTCGCGCGTGAGTGGGTGACGACCGACACGATCCGCATTGCCGAGTATTGGTGCGTTAAGGAGACCAAAAAGAAGCTCTACCAGCTTTTGAACGGCGAGACCCGTTGGGAAGATGACCAACGCCCCGTTCCGCCCGGCGTTGAATGGGTGACGAACCCGGATGGCTCGCCGCGCACGCGGGTCGCCGCTCGCAAGTCCATCGTCATGTATCTGGTCAGCGGCGTGGAGGTGCTGGAGAAGTCGGAATGGCCCGGTGACCGCATCCCGATCATTCCGGTTTGGGGTGAAGAGGCCCGCGTTGGAGACCGGCGCGTTCGCAATGGCGTTCTGACCTATGCGCGGGACGCGATCCGGCTGCACACCTTCGCCCGCTCGGCCAATGCCGAGACGGTCGCCAGTCAACCCAAGGCCCCATGGCTTGTGACGCCCAAGATGGTCTCGGGCTATGAGGAGATGTGGAAGCAAGCCGCCAACGGGAACCCGGCGGTCCTGTACTACAACCCCGATGGATCGGCTCCGTCCGGCGGCCCGACGCGCCAGCAACCGCCCACATCGTCTCAGGGGTGGGTGCAAGAGGCGATGCAGTCGGCGGATGATATCAAGTCCACCACGGGTATCTTCGACGCGTCCCTGGGCGCTCGTTCCAACGAGACGAGCGGCAAGGCGATCACGGCCCGCCAACGTGAGGGCGACGTCGGAACCTATGTGTTCATCGACAACGTGCTGGACGCGATTGAGGAAACGGGCCGGGTTATCATCAACCTGATCCCGAAGATTTACGACGCCCCGCGACAGGTCCGCATCCTAGGCAAGAAGATGGAAGCGACCATCGTGCGGATCAATCAGGCGGGCGGCATCAACTTCGGCGTCGGCAAGTACGACGTCGCGGTTTCGACCGGGCCTAGTGTGACCACACAGCGTCAGGAGACGGCGGAACTTCTGACCTCCGCGCTCCAGGCGGCCCCGATGCTGGCGCCGGTGATCCTGCCGCGTCTGGCGGGTGTGATCGAGCTTCCGGACGCCGACGAGTTCGCGGCGGAGGTGAAGCAACTGTTGCAGCCGCAGCCGGGTCCGCAAGGCCCGCCGCCGCCCAACCCGAAGGACATTGCGAGCGCCCGCAAGGATATGGCGAGCGCAAACCTCGACGACGTGAAGGCCGATGAGCTTCGGCTTTCCAACATGGTGACCGCAGGGCAGCTTGGGCTTTCGCCCATGGGCTTTGCGTCTCAACCCCCGGAACCGGACATGGGGGAAAATCCGGGCGCACCTGGCGCTTTCCAGGGTCAACCCGCCTAGCGGCGCAAAGCGAGACTTCCACAATGAGCGAGGCCCTAGCCGCCCCGGAAACGGGCGCGGAACAACCTGTGTCGATTCCCGATCCCTTGGCGCCCGAAGCGGCTCCGGTTGAGGCGGAGGCCCAAGCGGCTGAAACCCCGGCGGAACCCGCGCCCCCGGTCGAAAACAAGGCGAAGGAGCGTCTGTCCCTCCGGTTCTCCGAACTTACCGCACAGCGGGAGGCGGCGAAGCAGGAGGCGGAACGCGCGAAGCAGGAGGCCGACTATTGGCGCCAACAGGCGTCGATGCGTCAGGAGGTCGAATACGGCCAGTACGACGAAGGCCAACCCCTCGACCAGCGGTCGGTGGAAGCCATGGTCAATGCGGCCATTCAGCGGGACCGCGAACAACGCGCCCGTGAGACGGAGATGCGCACCAAATCCGAACGGATGGAGACGTTGCGCGAAACCTTGCTTGAGTCCGGCCTTGATGGCGCCGCACTCATCGCATCGGGGGCGGACATTCCGTTCTCCGAGGCGATGCTAGACGCCTTGGCCGTGAGCGAGCAGCCTGCGGTGATAGCGGATCACCTCGGGCGAAACCCTGTGGAGGCCGCGCGCATCGCAAAGATGACGCCGGCGCAGCAGGGGGCTGAACTGGCGAGGCTAGAGGCCCGCCTGGCGGCACAACCCAAAGTGACGAACGCGATGGCGCCGCCGCCGACAGTCGGCGTCCGAGCCAGCGCGTCATTAGATCCGAACGGCATGTCTTTCGAGCAGTACAAAGCGGCTCGGGAGGCAGGCAAAATCTGAACCTGAACGCGCCGTCGAGATGACGCCGCTTTCCCTGTGCGGTTGAAACCCGCCTGAAGGACCTTTTCACATGGCAAACTCTAACCTGACAATTGACGTCATCGCCAAAGAGGCGCTGATGATCCTCGACAACAACTTGGTTATGGCCAAGAACGTCTATCGCGGTCTCGAAAGCGACTTTGGCAACGCGATGAACGGCTACCAGGCCGGCGACACGGTTTCGATTCGTCGCCCGACCGACTTCACCGTTCGTGACGGCGCCACGGCGTCGGCTCAGGACGTGGTGGAAGGCTCGACCACGATCACCGTGGACAAGCAGAAGGGGGTTGATTTCTCCTTCACGTCCAAGGAGCTGACCCTCAACATTCGCGAACTGTCCGAGCGGGTGATCAAGCCCGCGATGGTGCAGCTTGCGAACCAGATCGACGCCGACCTGATGGCCCTTTACAAGAAGGTTCCGAACTGGGTGGGCACGCCGGGTCAGACGATCAACAGCTACACCGACTTCGCCAAGGGGCCGGAACGGCTGGACGAACGCGCGGTTCCGACCGACATGCGTTCGGCGGTTCTGTCGCCTTCTGACCACTGGGGTCTCCTGGGCTCTCAAACGTCGCTCTACATTCAGGATGCGGCGAAGGGCGCCTATCGTCAGGGCTCGCTCGGCATGATCGGCGGCGTTGACACCTACATGGCGCAGAACGTCCCGACGCACACGGTCGGGGCGCACGGCGGCACGCCGCTGGTCAACGGCGCCAACCAGAACGTGACCTACGACTCCGTCAAGACCACGATGCAGCAGACGCTGATCACGGACGGCTGGACCAACTCGACGCTGGTCCTGAAGGAAGGCGATGTGTTCACCATCGCCAACGTGTTCGCGGTTAACCCGGTCACCAAGGCGACCCTTCCGTTCCTGCAACAGTTCGTTGTGCGGGCGGATGGCACGTCCTCGGGCGCGGGCGCGCTCACCGTGACGATTGCCCCGGCGATCATCACCTCGGGCGCGTTCCAGAACTGCTCGGCGGTCCCGGCGGACAACGCCGCGATCACCGTCCTGGGCACGGCATCGACCGGCTATCGTCAGAACATGGTGTTCCAGAAGAACGCCTTTGCTCTGGCGATGGTTCCGATGATCCGCCCGCCCGGCGCGGTGGAAGTGGCTCGCGAGAGCTACAAGGGGACCTCGGTTCGCCTGATCCCGACCTACAACGGGACCAGCGACACGAGCCTGTTCCGCCTCGACGTCCTCTATGGCGTCCAGGCGCTTGACCCGCGTCTGGCCACCCGCCTTTCGGGTACGGCCTAAGGGCTTGGGGGCGGGCTTTCGGGCTCGCCCCCGTTCCTTTGACGGGGACGCAACATGACCACGATGCGGGTTCTTCTCACGCGGGCCATTCGGCGCACACGCGCGTTGCCTATGGGCGACACGCCGGAAGCCGGGCAGATGGCGGCTGCGCTGGAAGACGCTCAGGCCATGTTCATGGCGCTGACCAACCGCACGCTGACCGACGTTCTGACGGCGGCGGACTACACGGCGAAGGAAGACGAGCGCGTCTTCAACACGTCGGATTCGCCGATCACGGTGACGCTTCCCGAAATCATCACTGACCATGGGGTGCAGCGTGCGCCTCGCAACGGCGCGGTGGTCGAAGTCGTGTCGTCGGGTGGCCGGCACATTTACGTCGCAGACCTCGGGGCGTGGAAGACGATCAACGGGCTGACGCTTACGAGCGAGCAGCCGTTTGGGCCTCCGCTCGATGACGCGCTCTCGGCGATGCTGGCCGCGACGTTCTGCGACACGATTTTCCAGAGGTCCCCGACACCTGACCTCGTGGCGGCGGCGACGTCCGGTCGATACGCCTTCGACGCCCGGTTCCAGCCGCCGATCAATGTCTACACCGACCGGGGCCTTCTCCCGCGCCGCTACTTCATCACTGAAGACACTGTCTAGGGGGAACCCATGAGCCAAATGACCCGCCCTGGCGCCAGCACGGTCGCCGTTACGGCATCCAATTCCGCAGACATCGTTCAGCTTGAGGGCTTCTACCCGCGCGCCCTATGGGTGGGTGGTGCGGGCAACGTCGCCATCGTGACGCCCGACGGAGTGGTCAACACCATCACCGGCGTGCCGGCGGGAACCCTGCTGCCGATCCAGACCCGCCGCGTGAACAGCACGAACACCACGGCTACGTCGATGGTGGCGATCTACTAGCATGGCCACGTTCACGAAGTTCGACGTCTTTACCGAGAACCTGGCGGAAGGCGTCCACAACCTTGGGTCCAACACGCTCAAGGTGATGTTGACCAATTCGGCCCCGCTGGTGACGAACACGGTGAAGGCCAACCTCACCGAGATCAGCGCCGGCAACGGCTACACGGCGGGCGGAACTGCGGTGACCGTGACGTCATCGGCGCAGTCGAGCGGCGTCTACTCGCTGGTGGGCAACGACGTGGTGTTCACGGCGTCCGGCGGGTCGGTTGGCCCGTTCCGCTATGCGGTGCTGTACAACGACACCCCGACCAGCCCTGCGGACCCGCTGATTGCGTTCTGGGACTACGGCTCAAGCGTGACTCTGGCCTCGGGCGAGACGCTGACCGTGGACTTCGGATCTAACATCCTGACGGTGACCTGATGCCGACCGGGACGGCCACGCTCGACTTCGGAGCGTTCCCCGGAAGCAACGAAGCGTCGGTCGCGTTTTCGGACGCCACGATTGGCGCGGGGGCGAAGGTCGAAGCCTTCATCATGGCGAACGACACGACGTCGGATCACACGGCGGCTGACCATCGCTACGCCGGGCAGTTCTTCTCGCTCACGGCGGCGCCCAACGCGGGTGTCGGCGGGACGATATACGCGCGCTCGATTCACAAGATGCAGGGGACGTGGGCGGTTCGCTACGTCTGGGCAGACTAGGGACACATCATGGCTCTTGACACCAACCTCGCAGGGGGCGTCTCCGGCACTAAGCAGGAGGTCGATGCGAACAAGAACGCGTTCGTCATCACCCCCGGCTATACCGCTGGCGGCGTTTCGTTTGGCGGCGGTCCTGACGCGGGCCACACGATGCAGTCGGAGAACGACTCCGGCGTCATCACCGGCGTCCGCCACGTTCACGCGCCCGAGACCGATGACGACTACCGCCTTCGCGTCGGTCTCGACCTCCTGCTGGATCAGGAAGCCTTCACCGACACGGCGCAGAACACCGGCAAGTTCTCGCACGCCTTCACCACGCTCACGGCCACCTCAAGCGCGTCGGGCCTGCTGACCAACAGCGGCAACATCACCACCACGACGACCGGCATGACGTTCGGCACGTTCGCGCAATTCCCGATTGGCGGGACCAACACGCTCGTTGTGGAAACGGCGCTTTCGTTTTCCGCGCAGCCGAACTCAAACACGGTCATCGACTTCGGCGTGTTCCAGCGGGGCGCTTCGACGGCCTTCGCGCCGCTGGACGGCGTCTACTTCCGCATGACGTCCACGGGCCTGCTGGGCGTCATCAACAACGCCGGTGTCGAGACCACGACAAGCGTGTTTCCGCTGTCGCTTGGGACCGGCACGTTCGCCTACACCAACAACCGGGTTTATCGGTTCCTGATCCAGGCCACGAACGTCGTCACGACCTTCTGGATCGACAACCTCAAGGTCGGGGAAATCCCCACGCCAACGGGCGCGGACAGCCCTTGCCTGTCGCGCTCGCTGCCGTGGTCGATCCGTCACGCCATCGTCGGCGGTGCGGCGGGCGCGGCGACCCAGGCGCTGGTCAAGGACTACCGCGTCACTGTGCGCGGGCCGCAGTTTGCCAACGTCCTCAGCACGTCTGGCAACCGGATGTTCGGCTCCTATCAGGGCCTCTCCGGCGGCACGATGGGCTCGCTCGCCACTTACCCGAACAGCACGAACCCGACCGCCGCCGCGCCAAGCAACACGGCGCTTACGGCCAACCTTCCGGGCGGCCTCGGGGGGCAGGGCCTTGTGACCGCTGCGGCTGCGGCGGCGACGGACGGCATCTGGGGCAGCTATCAGGTCCCAGCGGGCTCCACGACCGTGCAGGGCCGCAGGCTGGTGGTTCGCGGCATCCGGCTGCAATGCGTCAACACGGGCGCGGCTGTGGCGACCACGGCGACCGTCGTGCAGTTCTCGCTGGCGTTCGGTCACACGGCGGTTTCGATGGCGACATCGGAAAGCGCGTCTTTCGCCACCGGCACGGCCAAGGCTCCGCGCCGGGTGGCCATGGGCTTCCAATCCTGGGCAATCGGCGCGGCTATCGGTGCGCCCGCATCGGAGGGACCGATCTACCTCGACCTTGGGGACGCGCCGATCTACGTCAATCCGGGCGAGTTCATCGCTTTGGTCGGAAAGTTCCTGGTCGGCACCGCCACGGCCTCCCAGACCATCGCGTTCGTCTGGCAGCCTGTTTATGGCTGGGAGTAACCGTTGAGCCTTCTCCTCGCACTTAGCGGGGGACTTACCCTAAGCGCGGCGTCGGGGGCCTATACGGTCACCGGGGCGGACGCCGGACTACGGATTGCGCGGCTTCTGGAGGCCGGTGGCGGCGCTTACGTCCTAACCGGGGACAACGCGGCGCTGAGACTGACGCGCCGTCTGGAGGCGTCTGGCGGCGCTTACACGGTCACCGGCTCGGATGCGGGGCTCAATCGCGGCTACACGCTGGTTGCAGGTGGCGGAAGCTACGCGCTCACCGGTGCGACGGTCAGCTTCAGCCGCAGCTATCAGATCACGTCCGATGGCGGTTCGTATGTCGTCAGCGGCGGGCCGACGCTTCTGTTCGGGCCGGGTCGCATTCCGGCCTATCCGATACCGACTCCGCCAACGGCTTCTGGCGATCCGGCAAGCGGCGGAACGATTACGGCGCAACCCATAACGGGCGGCGGAACGGCGAGCGCGGGCGGCTTGCCTTCCTCGCCTTCGATCACGGCGGAACCCATAGCGTCGGGGCCGGTCATCAATGGCTAACCTGTCGCCCAACAGTCCGCAGCGGGACCGGCGCATCCTGGCGGCGGACGCGGCTTACGCGGCCTTCCTCGCGCCGGGCTTTCCGCTCGATGACTACCCCGGCGAGACGTTGCAAATCCGCAACGAGCTGGACCGGACGAACTGGCTGACGCTCAAGGACATATGCGCCGAGGCTATCGCGGCGGGTGTCGGTGACCTGACGATTGACGCACCGGGCATCCGCTGCACGTCGAACAACTTCATCCGCCCGACCTACGCCGAGACCTTCGTGCTCATGCAGGAACTGAGGGCGTGGGCGATGGCCGCACAGGCGAACCACTGGCGGCTTAAGGACGAATGTCGGTCGGTCACTACGCGGGCCGCGCTGGAGGCTATCGACATGGGCTCAGGCTGGCCGTGAGGCGGTATCTGGAGCGCGTCCTCGCCGGATGCTCTCACCTTCTGAACGCCCTGACCGGCGGTGATCCGCGCAACAGCTTCTCGGCCCGCGTGGGCATGGAAGCGCACCACGGCAAGCGGTGGGCGATCCGGGCGTCAAGGCTGATCGACGGGCTACTGTGGTCGAAAAACCACTGTGCTGAACACGCGCGCGAGGAGGGTCTGATCTGATGGCCGACGCGCTCGTCTATTTCGGCGCCTACAAGCGCACCGGCTTTCCCGAGGCCATTGCGCTCAACTGCATATCCGAAGCGGCCCCGACGATGCCGAGCGCCACCACGGCGTTGATCGCCCGACCTGGCCTGGAAGACTTCGCCACGGTCGGGACGGCGCCCATCCGGGGGGTGTTTCAGAAGGCGGGCCTCATCGGTGGTGATGCCTTCATCGTCGCGAACGATACCTGCTACCGGGTGACGTCGGGCGGGGCGGTGACGGCCTTGACGGGGACCATTCCGGGGTCGGGGCTGGTCGAGATCGACGGCGGTCTCGACGCCGATTACAACTCGATCATCCGCATTGCGACGGGCTCGGCGCTCTACAAGTACGATAGCAGCGGCCTTGCGGTGGTGGCCGAGACGTTTCCCGACAGCGGCAACGCCGGGGCGACGTCGGTGGCGTTCCTGGGTGGCTATTGGGTGGCGTCGGAAGTCGGGAGCGATGCGCTCTACTACCAGAACCCCGGCGAGACGACGTGGAACGCGCTGCAATTCGCCTCGGCGGAATATGCGCCCGATCCACTGGTCGGCGTGCGGGCCTTCGGGGAGGTTCTGGCGCTTCTCGGGTCGGCCACGACGGAGTTCTGGCGGCTGACGGGCAATGCCTCGTCACCCCTGGAACCGGCGGGCGGGCTCAAGTTCGACATCGGGTGTCGGGCCATCTCTTCGGCGGTCAACATGGCCGGAACGCTGGCGTGGGTCGATGACAATTGCTCGGTGAACGTGAGCGACGGCGGGCCGCCTTCGGTCATTTCGGACAGCGGCCTTTCGGAGCAGATTCGCAAAACCGCAGCGGCGGATTTGTCGGCGTCGTATTTCATCTATGACCAGCACCCGCTCTATGTGCTTCATCTCGGCACGGCGGCGACGTGGGTCTATGACCTTTCGACCAAGCGGTGGAGCAACTTCCTCTCGCTCGGATATGACTACTGGCGGCCCCGCTTCTTCGCCAACCTCGGCGGGACGGTCCTGGCGACGGATCGTCTGTCCTCGCAGCTATACCGCCTAGACCCCGACCGCCGGACGGACGGGTCAACGGTGTTTCCGCTGGAGTTCATGGCGGTGGTGGACGTTCCCGAGGGGACGGCGGACATCGGCAATGTCGAGCTGGATTGCCTGACCGGAGACGCGCCGCGAACGGGGCAGGGGAGCGACCCGCTGATCGGGATGCGGTGGTCAAGGGACCGAGGCGCGACGTGGAGCGATGCGCGGTATCGGAGCCTGGGGGCCACCGGCAAGAACGCCGAGACGGTGCGCTGGACGGCCTTGGGGCAGGCTCGGGCGCCGTATGGGCTTATGCTGAAGTTTGAGGTGT